AAAAAGGTAAAATGTCCGCCGCTTACTGGGCAAATCGCGAGAAATGGTGACTAAGTGACGTATTCAGTTCCCGGCCAAATCCGCACCCACCTTGTAAGTTCCAACACCCTCGGTGGAGCGGACAGTCCGTTCACCCGCACGCAAGCGGTGCTGGACATGATGAAGGGCTGGGAAATCATGAAGGCCGTCACCCTTGGGACGGAATACCTCCGCGAGAACAGCGAAGCTTTCCTACCAATTGAACCCCGCGAGGACTACACCGCCTATTTAGCGCGTGTAAACCGGGCCGTATTTTCCCCATTTACGCAGCGCCTGGTGCGTGCTGCTGCAGGACTAATCCTGCGCAAGCCGATCAGTTTGGTAGGAGACCCATACTGGACGGATATTTTCGCAAAAGACGTTGATGGTTGCGGCTCAGATTTAGACGAGTACGCCCGCCGCCTGCTGCTGTGCTCACTAACTTACGGGCATTGTCATACACTAGTAGATTTTCCGGCTCCAACAGGTGCCCGCAGCCTTGCGGAAGAGCGCGAACTTAACCGCCGCCCGTACTGGATCGAGGTGGACCCAGACAACATTTACGGCTGGAGGTTGGACCGTGAGGTCAACTACGGCAACCTCGTACAGGTCCGCATCAAAGAAAAAGCAGTAGTCCCTGACGGCGAATTTGGCGAAAAAGTATATGACCAGATCCGTGTTATCGAGCCTGGGCAGTACCGCATTTACCGGCAGGTCGAAACCAAGAAGGACATGCAGGGAGGTTTCCCATATCCAAACGCTTTCGACGCAACAGATGCCACCTCGGACTATGAGCTAGTGGAATCAGGCGACTACAGCCTGGGCCAAATCCCACTTGTCACAACATATGCAGGCAAGGTTGACACCCTTACAAGTAAGCCGCCCTTACTTGACATTGCCTACTTAAACCTGGCACATTTTCAACGCCAAGCCGATTTAATCCACAGCCTGCACATCGCAAGCCAACCAATTCTTGTCCTTGAAGGCTGGGACGACCAATCCAAAGACGTAGCTGTAAGCGTCAACTACGCAATGGCAACCCAACCTGGCAACACAGTTTATTACGTGGAGCCAGCCGCGAACGCATTTGAAGCGCAATCCAACGAAATCCGCGAGCTACAGATGCAAATGGCCACCCTTGGCATCAGCACACTTAGCCAACAAAAATTTGTTGCCGAATCCGCCGACGCCCGCCGTTTGGACCGTGTAGACACAAACTCAATGCTGTCGATGGTATCTCTCGATCTGGAACAGGCCCTACAAAAAGCTTTCAATTTAGCCGCCGACTATGTAGGAATCGCCCCACCGGAGGTAAGCATCAGCCGCGATTTTGACATTGATCGTTTAATCGGGCAGGACGTAACCGCGCTGACGGCATTGTTCGACCAAGGCGTACTGGGACGCGAGGAGTTCCGCCAAATTTTGGTCCAAGGTGAAATCCTTCCTACCGCTAGTGAGAAACAAGGCGGTGAGACCGAAACTCAAGACACCGAGGAAGAATAACCGCATACTTACGAGTTCTTGTAAACTACACGAGTAGACTAAAGGAGTACATGGAGTACGCCTACATGGGCAAGTCCCTAGAAAAAGTTACCCAACCTGACGGTTCCGAAGTATGGGAACTTGTCGAGTTACGCGAACAGCAACCTGAACCCAAGGTATGCAAAGCTGTTCGTAAGCGCAAGCCATCAAAGCCTGCGGAAGACACCCCTACTACCACTTTTGACTTCTGACTATGGAAGAGCACGTCATCCAGGACACGCCCGTGGCGAGTTCTGACCAGCCCGTGGCTGCAGCCGACACCGCTCCACAGCAACCAGACCCTGCGCTTGCTGTCAAAGCCGAATACGAGACCCAGCTTGCCGCTTTAAAACAGCAAGCAACTGAAGCCGAGGAACGTTTCCAAGGCATCAAATCCAAGCTGGATGAGGTCTACAAAAAGCAGGACGACCAGCGCAAACAAACGCTGGAAGACCAAGGCCAATGGAAAGATCTTTGGGAAGAAGCTAATAAAAGCGCCCAAGAAAAGGACGTACAAATCAGCGCACTGGAGCGTCAGTTGGCGGACCTAAAGGTCTCCAACGAGGAAGCTTCTATGCGTACAAAAGCGTTATCCGCAATCAGCCAAGCCGGTGCCATCAACGCCGAGCAAATGCTTTTGCTGGTACAAAACAACCTGCACAAAAAGGACAACGGCGACGTTGTAATTTTGGATAAGGGTGTCGAACAAGATATTACTAACTACTTAGGCAATTTAAAGAACCCTGGTTCAGGTTTTGAGCACCACTTTAAGCCCAGCAGCGCCGCTGGCATGGGAGCCAAGCCGACACCAAATTCTGTTATTGCCCCTGGGATGCCCAATCCATTTAAGGCCGGTAGTATTAACATAACGAGACAAATGCAACTAAAAGCAGAGGAGCCCGAACTTGCAGCTGTGCTGGAACGTGAAGCTTCTTTGTAGCCCCGGTGGGGCGTGTCTCACCAAGTCCGTGGCTTGGACCCCGCACACACCTTTAACGTTGGTTTTCTAAGATGGCCGCACCATTTCAGAATTATTCCGGCGGTGTCCTACTCGCGGACATCGTAAAGAGGAATAATCTCAGCACCTATGTGTCTGAGGCAGTAAAAGAGCGCAGCTTGTTCATCAAGTCTGGCGCTGTTGTTCGTAATCCATTGCTGGATGCCCGCGAAGGCGGCACCCGCATTCAGGTGCCCGAATTCAATCCTGTATCTCCAACTGAGGAGATCATGGACGGTACAGCTACGTGGGGCACAAGCAGCGGTGGTTACCTGACTCCCCAAAAGATCGGCACCGGCACCCAGATTGCTTCCATTTGCCATCGCGGTTTCGCGTATGCAGTGGACGACATTGCGATGTTGGCGGCGGGTGAAGACCCAATGCTCCACATCCGCAACCAGCTTGCCGATGCAATCAACAAGCTGAACAGCGCCCGTCTGTTCTCACAACTTTCGGGTTTGTTTGGGACAGCATTGTCTGCCCATTCTTTGGACAAGGCAGTTGCTGCAACTTCAGGACAAACCGAAGCCAATTTCTTGACCGCAGCCAATGTGGCTGAGGCCCGCGCTGCCCTTGGCGAGCGTGGCGATGAGCTGGACACCTTGATTGTCCACCCATCCGTTGGTTTCTACCTGTACCAAATTGGTCTTCTGACCTTTAGCACCTCCGCCTTGGCCGCTGCTGGCGCAGTGACCTGGGGCGGTGGCGGCGTCGGCGTCGGTGCTCGCAGCATCGGCGAGTTTGCAGGCTGCAACGTGATCATGGATCCACAGGTCAACACTGTGATCCCTGGAACGTCAGGCGACGTGAAGGAGTTCCGTTGCTACCTGATGCGCGGGGGTTCAATTCTGGAAGGCGTCCAGCAGGATCTGCGTATTGAAGCAGACCGCAACGTGCTCTCGAAGCAAGACGTGCTTTCTGTGGATTACCACACCGCGTATCACGTGATGGGCACCAAGTGGACCAGTGCTGGTGACAACCCCACCAACGGCACTCTGGCCACCGCTGGCAACTGGTCAGCCACCTACGACATCGACCTGATCCCAATGGTCGAGATGATCGTCAACAGCCCATTGGACACCAGCGCAATCGCGTGATACGTCCAGCAAAAGCTGATACTGCCCCGCTTCGGCGGGGTTTTTTATTGGGCTAAAATCAAAGAAAGTATCCCTGCAGTCTTGTGGCCGCAACAATTGATGCCACATTAAAGGGCGCAAATTCCAACAGCTTTGTGACGCTGGCGGAAGCAAACGCCTATTTCGAGACCGTTCCAAGTTCTTCAACTTGGGACGACAAAACTGACGACCAAAAGAACCGCGCCATCATCAGCGCAACCCGCTGGATCGACGTACTTAACTTTTACGGTGACCGTTGCGACAATGGCCAAGCGCTGAGCTGGCCGCGCAACAACTACCACGTTGACCGGGTAGAACTTACATGTTCCACCATCCCAGCGGACATCAAATACGCCACCTACGAGCTGGCGCGTGCGTTAGCAAACGACACCGAAGCGGTCACGGGTAACACGGGAACCGAAGGTTTGTATGAAGAAGTCGAGCTAGGTGAACTAAAGGTGAAGTACAACACAGATAGCCAGGCAACTGGATCTGTGAACAACATTTTTGATGTCTACCCTTGGTTGCAGTCCTACCTTGGGGCCTTCACCTTGGGCGGTTCTGGGGGTTATCAAGTGCGCGTTGTTAGAGGATGAAATGTCAAGAATAGACGACACGTTTTCGCCGATTCCAGCCCAAATCTTTAATGACTGGGGCCAGGACATTACGTACATCAAGACCACTACACCCCGCGCCTACGACCCCACCACAGGGGCTGTGACTGGAGCGGACGTCACTGTGACGGTAAAGGGCATCATCAGCCGCCTTACACCCCGCGAATACGAAGGCTTGTACCAAACCACGGACGTAAAGATCTTGATTGGTACGGCAGAGCTTGGCGATTATTACCCAACAGAAGCGGATCGTGTGCAGTATCCACAGGCAGGCGAAACCCGCGAAGCCAAGATCATCAACATCTTGACCTATCGTGGTGACAACCCGGTGTACCACACCCTGATCGTGAGGCCACAATAATGGCTAAGAACGGTCTATTTAAACTTTTGAAAGAACTGGACCGGGTAGCTGCGACTACGGTATTTAACGGTCCAAAAGCTGCTGCAGAACGCACAGTCCGTGAACTGCAGCAGGAAGGCCCCAGCTGGAGCGGTAAATTTTCAAATTCTTGGCAGATTGAAAGCCCCTTAGGCGGTGTAGGCAGTTCTAAGGGTGATGGTCAAGCTGGCGAACCAAGGTCCATATTTACGCCCGCTGTAACAGGCCCCCAAGTAGTAAAAAGCCTGCTTACAAAGGACAAAGTTGTCTTTACTATTTCAAATTTTGCGGAATACGCAGCAGAGGCAACTGATTTAGTTGAAAGCGCGTTTATCCGACCTCCGGGTGAGCCCTTTCCACAAACCCAGCTGGGCCGGAGCAAATTTCGTGAAGGTGACGGCGGTCGCCAGCAACCTTCCTACCGGGGCTATGTCGGCGGGGGTAACCCAGACAGTGAGTCCAGCGCCACTGCCGATCTTGACTGGTTCGCTAGCTACGTAGAAGGGGGCAAACTGGACCGCGCCGTCAGAATTGAAGTGGACGACTTGTTTAAGGAATTGCGATGAACTACCAAGCGATCCGGGCATCAATGGAGAACCCGTTACTGACGGCGTTTAACAACCTGTCCCCTGCAGTGCCGGTGTACTTCGACAACATCACTGCAGTTCCACCAAACACAACCACCGAGTATGTCCGCATCAACATCACGTTCGGTTTAACCAACGAACCAACACTCACCTCTAGCTTAGATAATGCCCGTGGAGCGTTAGTGATCCGTTTGTTTACAGAAAAGGGGCGTGGTCCGGCCCGCAATCAAGAATTGGTAACAACTGCTGTGAACGTATTAGAGACTATTAACGACACGGCCAAAGCTACTACAGGTGTATTCGTAAAATTGGGTGAAATAAACGGCCCAATTTTTTCAGCTACTGAAGAATCACCACATTTTATGGGCCGCATTGACACCGGCTATGTAGCAACTGTACTGACTTAAATAGGCGCTAACCTGTAATAAGCCGGGCAGTGCCCGCAGAGACCTTTAATTTTTGGCGTACCAATGGCCACCACCGTTCTGTCCGGCACTTCAGGTGCCCTCTACTACAAACCTGCCGGTACTACAGATACGTTTGCCGAAACAGACGTAAATGTAGGTACTGACACGATCACCGTAAAAACCTATCTGAACTTCAAGGTAGGTGACCCAGTGCAATTCAGCGTTGTAAATACTACAACGCACTTGGCTGGCAGTGGAACACTTCCAAGTGGTCTTTCAGCCGCCACAACCTTTTACGTCAGTAGCTACGACGCTGCAACTGGAGCACTTCAGGTTTCCGCAACCGATGGCGGTTCTGCCGTAACGCTGTCAGATGACGGCACAGCTGTATCTCCAAATGCCTTCCAGGTTGCTTATGACTCCTATACGGTCATCGGTCAAGTAAGGGACTGGAATTTCGAGATTACTAGGGCAGAGCTTGACGTTACAAGCATCGGCCAAACCCCTGGCCAGTACGTGCCTTTCCGCACTTACATCTCCGGCTTCGGCGATGGCACGGGAAGCGCAACAATCTACATGACCGATAACGACGCTTCTTTGGGCAATCGCATTATAGATGACGTTCTCCAGCGCAATCAAACAGGTGCAGGTTTTAAGCTTTACACCAACGAGGTGTTCAGCGGTGGCACTGTAAGTAACACCCTTAGTAGCTCGATCGAGTTTGACGCAGTGCTTACTTCTGCAAGCATGAATGTCAACCCTGATGATGCCCAATCAGTGGCTGTAAACTTCAGGCCATCCAGCACGCCAGTGTTTGACCTCAGCGCAACCGCATAACTTAAAACTTATTAAGTAAGAAAACCCCGGCAAAAACCGGGGTTTTTTATTGCGCTACGCTAGATTGACTTTAAGTCAATGTAGTATTTATGGCTGGGACACTTCGCCCAATCGACCGCCTGCGTAAAGCGGCAAACCTGCAGCCAGTAAAACGCGAAGTCGAGATTTCCGATGGCTCAGTATTTGAGATGTGGGTAACGCCTATGACAATGGCGGAACGAGAACGCGCCCAAAAGCAAGCAAAGTCCGACGACGCTGGCGCGTTCGCACTGCAACTACTGCTGTCTAAGGCCCAAGATGAAAACGGTAAGCGTTTGTTTTCAGCTGGTGAAATCGACGTTTTAAAGAACGAGGTGAAGGACAGGGACCTGCAATCTTTGATGCTTGCTGTTCTTCAAGACGATGAAGAGCCAATGGACCCAAACTCCTAAGCGCGGAACTTCGTAAAGACAACTGGCTCATGCTGCAGTTTGGCGTGGCCAAGGAGCTTGGCATGAGCTTGACCGAAGTCCGCACCACAATGACAGCCGAAGAGCTAAGTGGCTGGAGCGCCTATTTCCAAATATTGAACGAGGACCAAGAGAAGGAAATGGAAAAAGCTCGCCGCCGAAGGTAACCTATTCTGGGCCTAGAATAGAAAACGACGTACCAGCTGTGGATCGTGGCATACAGAGCTGAAATTGAGATAGCAGTAAAAGGCGCCAGTCAGCTCTCCAGCTTTCAGGGAAAATTAGATTCGACTGCTCTGGCTGTAGATCAGTTAAACAAGTTTTTAAAGAATTTTAGTGATAATGCTGAGGGTATTTCAAGGTCTGTATCAAACTTAAACCGGCAGTTAGGCAAAGCTGCTCAATCATTTAATGACGTTGCTTTAGGAACTGAAGAAGCAACAGTAGCAGCAGTTGATTACCTTACAGCAACCCGAAATTTAAACGCGGGTTTACGAGAACGTGCCCAGTTGCTTGCTGAGGTAGCAGAAAATGAGAGAAAAGCTAGGCTAGCTTCTGCGGGGATAAGGGAAAGGACTCAGTTCCCAGGCCCTATAGGCCCAGGTGCAGCTTCTAGCACAGCTTTATTTTCTCCCCTACCAGCTAGATCAGCACGTACCACCCAGTACCTAAGTCCTATATTTCCGGGCGCAGCTTCTACCTTTGGGACAGATCAATCTTTAGTGGGCCAAAGCTCCGCAGTAGGGGGCCGTGTTGCAAGGCTCAGGGCCGTACAAGAAGATGACATAAAACTTCAGGAGGCGTTGCTTGCTTTAAATAGGAAAACCGCACAAGAAAAAGCCAAGCAGGTAGACGCTCAGGAAGCACTGGTTCGTGGCGCTAACGAAGTAAAAGCTTTAGCCGCAGAAGCACGCGGTGAAACAATCAGTTCAAGCATTACGGGCAAAAAATCTACGCGCCGCGCAGAGGAACTTGCAGACAAGCGTTTTGAAAAACAAAACCGCACCAGACGCGCAGAAGATATTGCAAAGGAAGCTGCACTAAAAAGCAAAGCCAACCAAGAAGAATTCGCGGCACTAAAAAAATACCAAGACGAACTGTTTAACATTGAAAGAAGTTTCATCAGAAAGTTACGCAATGAAAAAATAGACGCTGTTTTAGAGGCCGCAAAAATAGAAGGCGAAAAGCAAGATGAGTTGCTCCAACGCATTAAGCGAAACAACAAAGAAGGTTTAGATGATTTTGACAGGCGTTTAAAGGCTTCAGGCGATA